CCCCCCCCCCCCTCGGCGAGGGGAGAGGCGAGGGGGGAGAGGCCTCACCTCGCCTTCGCCTTCTGCGCCTCGATCGAGGCGAGCATCGCCTCACGCGAGGCGATCAGGCGAAGGTTAGTGCCGAAGGTGCCGAAGGTGAGAGTCTCTACCAGTCCATCCAGAATGCTCGCCGGCCCGAAGGCGAGGCGCCATGCAAGCATCCGGAGAGAGGCGGGCCGTGGGTATTTGCAAATTCGAATCATGTCAGTAGCTCCGTTGAAGGTGAGGTCAGTATGGGCCGACCTAGGTCGGCCGTCAATGGTAATTTTACCGGCCGAGGTATACAGGCTCGCCGAGGCCATTGAATACCGCATAGCCATGGTCGATCCGCTGATCGACCGGATCGACCTTCTCGCGGCCGCGCTCGGCATCGCGAGCGGCGGCATATGCCGCCTGTACGGCACCGGTGACCTCGCCCGCGGCGACAGTCTGGATTGCGCCGCCGCGGGCGAGGAAGGCGGCGATGTCAGAGGAGAGGTTCGGCTTAGTCATGTCAGTAGCTCCGTTGAATGTGAGGTCAGTATAGGGCGACCTAGGTCGCCCGTCAAGCATTAATCGATCCAGCTGATTTCCGGCCCATCTACATCCACTTTGATTGTGTGGACGTGGAAGCATTCCTTCGCCATTTCGAGATGATAGGCATCAGCAGCCGCCTTGTCGCTGAAGGTGCGGATAAAGATTTCAACCTCGCCGTCGAATTTGCTGATCTGGATAACTTGGTACATGGTAGCATCTCCGTTGAATGTGAGGTCAGTATGGGCCGACCTAGGTCATCCGTCAATGGTAATTTTTCACAATCTGCTCGGCAGATCGGCAACGGCTCGGCAGATCGGCAACGGCTCGGCAGATCGGCAACGGCTCGGCAGATCGGCAACGGCTCGGCAACGGATCGGCAACGGATCGGCAACGGATCGGCGAGGCCGATACCCCTAGAACGCTCCAGGACGCTCCAGGACGCGCGCACGCCCATCACCAGCTACCCTAGTAGCTCCTAGAGCGTCCTAAAGCGTCCTAGAGCGTTCCTGGCCGCTCGGCGGCTCGGCAGATCGGCAACGGCTCGGCAGATCGGCAACGGCTCGGCAGATCGGCAACGGCTCGGCGACCTAGGTCGATAGCCTATGCATACCCCATGCCAACATCCTGGCCATGCAACCCGCGTGCCAATTTTTTTCCATGCACACGGCGTGCCAAGGGGAGGGGGGTTCGGAGACTACTGTATATCCGCACAGGGTAGGGCACACCTTCACGCGCAACTTTGGGGTATTTTCCAAGACTAAGGCGCTAAAGCAATCAACCTCAAGACCGAAAAAAAATTTTTCTTGACTTTCAACTTCCCACATACTATACTACTTCCATTGCTCCAAGCTCGAGCACAGCAGACGGGAGCTTCCCAATGCCGAGAAAAAAGAAAGATAGCCGTCTGAAACGCGCAGGCGTCTCAGGCTACAACAAACCAAAGAGAACGCCAAACCATCCAAAGAAGTCGCATATTGTCGTAGCCAAGGTCGGTAAAAAGGTCAAGACAATTCGATTCGGGCAACAAGGTGTCAAAGGCTCCCCCAAAAAGAGAGGAGAGTCGAAAGCCTACGCAGCCCGCCGCAGATCGTTTAAGGCCCGTCATGCAAAGAATATCGCCAAAGGCAAGCTCTCCGCTGCCTACTGGGCGAACAAGGTAAAATGGTAAAAGTATTTCTAATTCTTCTTCTAGTCGTCCAAATCGAAACGCTACGAGAAGATCGAGTACGAGAACTGCGATCAGAAGTCTTTCTACTCTCGATCGCCCGACGCACCGACGTCCAACAATATGAATATGAGAGTCTTCTCGCACAAAAATATGCGCTAGAAAGCACACTGATTTGGAATCAAATTATGCAACTGAAAATAGCCCCCGAGAATCTCGAAGTCGCCAATGCTTATCTTTCCTCCGGTGACGCACTATCGGCGGCGAATCGTCTTGGTATTACGCCCGATCGAGTACACGAAGTACTTGCTAAATCGGACGTAAAAGAATATGTCAACTCGGTCTATCTCGATCAGGGCTACCGAAATCGTTTTCGACTTGCCGAACTTCTTGATGAAATAATCGAAAATAAAATACAAGAAGCTCGCGAAGCGGGAGTTTACTCGTCTAAAGATCTCGTTGACATTATTGCTCTAGCACATAAAATGTCTTCGGACGCGACCAAACAGACAATGACGATTAAACAACAAAATAATGTTCAGATCAACTCTCCATTCGGAGAGGGCAACTACGGGAAACTAATGGAGAAGTTGCTTGGAACGGAGAACTCAGGATCGTGATTGGAGCTCTGCCCAACAGCAGATTGACGAACTTTGGAGAGAACATCGCTCTCTCCGAGAAGATTTCTATCGTCACGAAGCCGTGGTAGAAGAAAGATGGAAGACAATTTTTAACGAGTTAAGGCATTTTCAGGATGATACGAAGAGCTTGATTAAAGAATCAAAGATTCGGATCGACTCGCTTTATAAACTCGTTTTAACTGTAAGCGGTTCAGCAATACTATTTTTAGTGGGCGAACTGGTTCGGAGAGGAATATGATATTTGAGAAAAGAGGTATGTGGAAGATCTCTGGTCAGCCACAGAAATATGCTACGTACGATGAAGCCTACGCGGCATTAGAAAAAATAAACGCGATGGCATTAGCGGTAGAAGATAGAAGAAAAGCTGAGAACGACCTTAAAGCCGCAGCGAAAGCTACAGCTGACGAGGAAAGAGCTAAAAAGCTTGCTCAGCTTGCTGAAGATAGCACGCCTTATGAGAAAATGATTGTTAAAAATATTTGTATAATTTGTGACATGGAGCCATGTGAATGTTTCACATATACCAAAAAGACGGATCTTGGAGAATAAAAGGCAATGAGCATATGTTTTTTCTCCAGCATGAAGAGGCTGTAAATGCTGCTGCTCAGATAGGACAACAAATGGGAATGACTGAATTCGATATTATGGTCGAAGTTCAAGAACCAGCCTACCCTAGTCCATATGAGCAGATACTTGGATTTCAGATTTGTAACCGATGCGGACTGCATCCCTGTGAATGCTAAATGGAAGTAAGTAGAAAAGATATAATAATAGATAACGTTGTAAAAGGCGATTTTTTAAGAGTACCGATCACAGGCTATCTCGATTTACTCGGCATAGACCCGATACCTTCTCAGATCGCTTTAATCAACGCAATCAATAATCCGAAGTACCGATTCATAGTCGGGGCGCTTTCACGCCGGCAGGGAAAAACTTATATTGGCAATATCATTGCTCAATGTGTTTCTTTAGTTCCAAACTCGCACGTATTGATTGTCTCTCCGAATTTTAATTTGTCGCAGATTAGTTTTGATTTGCAACGAAATCTAATTAAGCATTTTGATCTTGAAGTGTCGAAAGATAACGCAAAAGATCGAGTCATTGAAATGGCAAACGGATCTACGATACGACTCGGTTCGGTGAATCAAATTGATTCAGTAGTAGGACGTTCTTATGATTTTGTACTCTTTGATGAGGCTGCCCTCGCTGATGGCGAAGCTGCTTTTAACGTTGCTATTCGGCCAACACTCGACAAGCCGAATAGTAAAGCACTATTTATCTCCACTCCTCGAGGTCGTAATAATTGGTTTAGCCGTTTTTTCAATCGTGGCTTTACTGATGAATTTAGCCAGTGGGCTTCAATAAAGGCAACCTGGAAGGATAATCCTCGAGCCACTGAGAGTGACATTGACGAAGCGAGAAAAAGTATGTCAAGTGCGGAGTTCAGCCAAGAATATGAAGCAGACTTTAATATCTTTCAGGGCCAAATTTGGGCGTTTAATTACGAAGAGTGCGTACAAGATCTTTCAAGTATGGATACTCGTGGCATGGACATTATTGCTGGCATCGATATAGGGTTTAAAGACCCAACTGCATTCGTAGTTTTTGCTTATGATGGTGAAAAATACTACTGTCTTGAAGAGTATTACGCCGCGGAGCGTACCACTGAGGAGCATGCTAGGTATATTTCGGAAATTATACAGCGACGAGATGTAGACTACTGCTTTATTGATGCTGCGGCCGCACAAACTCGATACGATTTTGCCCAAAACTATGATATTACAACTGAAAACGCAAAGAAATCCGTAATTGACGGAATTGGATACGTTGCTTCTTTAGTAGATAATGATAAATTGATTGTAGATCAGTCATGTGGTGAGGTATTGAGAAGTCTTGACCAGTACCGCTGGGATCCAAACCCAAACTTACTGAAGGAGAAACCACTTCACGACAGTTCTAGTCACATGGCAGACGCGATTCGTTATGCTCTTTATAGCTTTGAAGTGGCTGCTCCAACATTTTAAAGAGCTGGAAAAAAATATTTCTTGACTTTTAGCTGTTAGGTGACTATAATACTATGAAAGAATTAAGCAGATATTTTATAAAGTGGATTCGAGACGCGGCGAAGTCCGCGTATCAGAAGAAATCCTATTGTGAAATTTGCGACACCACAGAAAATTTAGAATTTCATCACTTTTATAGCGTAAGCGAACTTGTTCATGCTTGGGAAAAGCTGAACGGAGAAGTTAAGAGTGACGAAGAAGCAATTGCAGAGAGAGACGGTTTTATCCAGCAACATAAATATGAACTATTTGAAGCGACAGTCACTCTCTGCAAAACTCATCACATGAAATTACACAGTATTTATGGCAAAAACCCTAGACTCTCTACAGCAAAAAAGCAAGAGAACTGGGTAAGAATTCAAAGAGAGAAACATGGGTTGGTTTGATAATCTGCGAGAAAAGTTAAATCCTGCCCAGCGAGATATTGTTTCGATGGTAGAGGGATCTGGCCCTATTTCTTCCCGTGAAATAATTTCAAATTACACTGCATATTATGAGTATCTAGAGGTTGTAAACCGCGGTGTAAACATGATTGTAGATGATACAGCGGAAATTCCGCTTCGAATTGGGGAACCTATAAAAGGGCTGACCCCAGTTGTAAAGAATGTTAGACGCACAAGAGTAGAACTTCTTCTCAATAAAGAACCAAACCCATTCCAAGATATATCAACGTTCAAAAGAAACCTCATAGTTGATTATATTTTAGATGGCAATTTATTTATTTATTTTGACGGAACAGCCCTGTATCATCTACCCGCTAACTACGTTCAAATTGAGCCAGACGAAACTACTTACATTTCAAAATTTACTTTTCAACATAACGTAGATTATACTCCCTCAGAGATAATCCATGTGAAAGAGAATAGTTTCCAAAGTATTTATCGTGGAACAAGTCGTTTAAGAGCAGCTCGTAGAATTATGAGCCAGCTTACAAAAATGAGAGAGTTTCAGGATAATTTCTTTAAGAACGGAGCCGTCCCAGGCCTCGTTATCAAATCCCCCTCTGTTATTAGTGAAAAAAATAAAGAACGCATGATTCAATCATGGATTACGCGCTACCGTCCAGACGGTGGTGGTCGTCGTCCGATGGTTCTTGACGGCGGAATGGAGATTGATAACATAACAAACGTAAACTTTAGGGAAATGGACTTTGAAGCCTCAATCGAGGCCGCGGAAGTCGAGATATTAAAAGTTCTTGGGATTCCTCCAATTCTTTTAAACTCTGGAAATAACGCAAATATACGACCAAACCATAGATTGTATTATTTGGAAACTATTTTACCTATTTTGCACAAGACTTGTTCTGCACTTGAAAGATTTTTTGGCTATGAGATTGAGCCAGACATTACAGGAATTCCAGCACTTCAGCCGGAATTAGCCGATGCAGCCTCGTATTATGCAACTCTAGTAAATACCGGAATTATAACTGCGAACGAAGCACGTTATCAATTAAACTATGACTTTAAGGACGGACACGACGATCTGCGTATTCCAGCGAATATAGCGGGCTCAGCAACCGATCCTTCAACAGGAGGGCGACCTTCGTCGCAATCAGATGAAAGCAATATTTGAACCAATTTTTAATGCTTATGTAGCCGAAGGTAGAGAAATTCCTTATAGAGAATTAGTAGAAAGATACCCCAAGGAACTAAAAGCAATAAGAAAAAAGTATAATCTTATTACTACTAGAAGAATAGTCAGGCTAGTAAGAAAAGCGTATGCTGATCGCTGGCATGAAATCCAACCGAAGCCCGTAGTCGCTTCAGCATCAATTCTCGAAAAAATGAGAATAGCTTCATCAAGGAAATAGTATGAATAAAATTTTTCATATTGGTTCCACCTTTAAAGCCTTTGAAGAAGATGATGATATATTTATTCGAGGTATGGCCAGTACAGCCGATACCGATCGAGTAGGAGATATTATCGAAGCATCTGCTTGGACTAAAGGTGGGTTAGATAATTACAAAAATAATCCTATAATTTTATTTAATCACGATAAAAATCAGCCGATCGGCCGAGCGGTAGAGCTTAGCACTGGAGATAATGGTCTGCAGCTAAAAGCAAAAATTGCTAAATCTGCTGGTCACGTGAGAGAATTAATTAAGGAAGGCGTTCTTGGAGCTTTTTCTGTCGGGTTCCGAGTCAAGGACGCTGAATACTTGAAGGAATCCGATGGATATAAGATCAAGGACGCAGAACTGTTAGAAGTATCGGTAGTTACCATTCCTGCTAATCAAGCTGCAACTTTTTCTTTAGCTAAATCTTTTAACTCAGATAGTGAGTACGAAGAGTTCAAAAAAACGTTAAAAGATTCCTTCCCAGAGAACGAATCGGTTGACTTCCAAGAAGTCAAAGCACAGGAGAAGACTATGAGTGATATTGATATCAATGCCATCGTAGCTGCAGCTGTAGAAAAAACAGCAACGGCTATGGCTATGAAGGATGCCGAGAGAAAGGCTGAGGAAGCTCGCAAACAAAAAGCTCTTGAAGAAGAGACTGCGAAAAAAGCTGCTGATGAAGCTCGGATTATAAGTGCCGTCCAAAGCGGTACAGAAAGACTGATGCAAGATGTTGAAAAGCGTCTCGCTGAGAAAGATGCTGACTATACTCGCGTTGTAAACGAGCTTCAGTCAGAGCTGCGCGAGAAAGCTGACGAGATTCAGAAGATTCGTGACAGCAAGCGTGTATTCTCGAACCGTTCTGACGAGAGAGAGTTTGATGTAGAGACGGCAAAGGATGCTTATGTTCTTGGCGTTATTACCCGTAAGGGCCTTGACACGAGACTGGGCCGCCAGTTCATTGAGAAAGCCTCAAATGACCAAGCTGGCGTGCGCGTACCAAACCTTGGTACTACAATCGAGCCATTTGAATCTATTGTTTCAACTTCGATTGAGCAAGATATTCAACTTCAGCTGATTCTTGATCCTCTATTCCGTAAGATTACGATGAACGCCGCTTCAATGGTTGTTCCAACTCTTCCAGATACTGGCTACGCTGATTTTGCTAATAACGCATTCTCAGGCGGTATTCCAGGTGCGTCTACCTTTAAAGGTTCTTTGGAGGAGCGGGACTCTGTTACTGCAGGTAACCCTTCACCTCTTTCAAACACCGGTATTCAGATGGGTCAAAAGACTCTTACTACGTTCCGTATGACTTCAAAGTCATATATTGCGAACGAAGTTGAAGAGGATGCAATCATACCTGTTCTTCCGTATATTCGTGAGGCAATGGTTCGCGCCCATGCGCGTGGTATTGAACAGTCACTTCTGCTTGGCCGTTATACCGGTACTGTTTACTCCGGTGCAGGCTATGAAGGTCTTGTTAAGCTAGCTACTGGCGACGGTAAGACGGTAGATTGGGGCGGTGGTTCACCACCAATAATTTCCCCAACCTCTTCGACGAGCAGCGACCAGTGTACTGCTAGAAAACTTCTTGACATGCGTCAGCAAATGGGCAAGTATGGCCGCAACCCAAATGACCTCGTATTTATCGTATCTCTTGATGCGTACTACGATCTGCTTGACGATTCAGAGTATGATGACGTCAACCTTGTAGGTCAGGGTCTTGCCACAAAAGTAACGGGTCAGGTAGGTTCGATCTACGCGACTCCAGTTATTGTCTGTGACGAATTCCCAGGCCGTGCTAACGGTAACCCAGCAGCTGTTGCTGTAAATACCCGTAACTTCGTTGTACCTGTACTTCGTGGTGTTACGGTTGAGCAAGACTATGATGTTGAAAACCAGCGTCGTATTCTTGTTGCTACGCAGCGTCGTGGCTTTGACCGTATGTTCGCTACGGCCGGTCAAGTCGTTCTAGCTACCTGGTAATCTACCAGTGAGAGGGGCCTTTCGGGGCTCCTCTCATATTTACTATTAATACTATGGCAAATTTAATCACTCTTGACGATTATAAATTACTGGAAAGCATTAATTCTACTACGAGCGATGATAAGTTCGAGTATTTAATTACTGCAACTAGTAAGCTCGTTCGCACGTATACTGGTCAGGATTTTGATGCTTATGTGGCTTCTCCCGGCAAAACTGAGATCTTTGATATCCAGTGGAGCACGTATACAGTTCAACTTGCTGAGACTCCTGTAATTGGAGTTGTAAGTGTTTTTGAAAGATCAAATCAAGCTGAGAGCTATGTTGAGTTATTTGCCAATGGTACTAATAGTAAATATGAGTGGTATTTTGATAATTTAAGCGAAAGCGTATTTCGCACAACGGAGAGCGGGTCTTATCGAGACTGGCCTCGTGGTGTGGGCGCTGTGAAAGTAATTTATACGGCTGGCTACACCACAATTCCATACGATTTGAAATTGGCTGTTGCCGATCTAATTACATACTATCACAAAGACGAATATAAAGAGCGTCAGAGCATTGGCTCTGCTAGCCGTGAAGGCGCTGGTGTTTCTACTATTCGCAACGATCCTGGCTTTCCAGACCACATACGCCGAGTGCTTGATCTCTATCGTGTATGAGTGGACAAAAATTAAATGAAATTTTAAGAGATGTTTTAAAAGTCCTAAATAAAGACTTGAGAGCAGAATTAGATTATGAACAAACAGAACTAACAATAACACCGTCAACGATAGTAAAAGCGGTTACTAAGCAATTATTATTTACATATGCTCCTGACGAAAAAGGCAATGCAAGAAAGAAATTTCCAATAATTTATGAATTATATGGGGAGGATGAAAAGATATTAAAAACAAGAATTTATAATATAATAAAAAGAAAAATTCCCGGCGTTATAAAAGAATTACACAAGAATTATTTAAATTTAATTAATAAAGATACAGGAAGAGCTTTTAGAGGAGTATCAATTAAAGTTACTCCAATAAGAAATAACAGATTTACTGTCATAACTACAACTACCGCTAAGACTAAAGCCGGTAAAATTAATAAATTAGGACTAGATATAATATATAGAGGAAGAAAAGTTAGAGCAGGAAGCTTTGCAGTATTAAAAGAAGGCTATCGGGATATAATGAGGGAACTATGGAAGTATTTAGGTGACGTTATATCTCAAAGAGCGAAAAAAAGAGGAAAAACTTTAAATGATGAAGAGAAAAAAGCATTCAATAGCGGAGCTATTGATCTAGAACACAAAAAAGGGGAAAGTGTTGCTGAGAGAAGAAGACAGGCAGCAGCAGCAAAATTATTAGAAGACCTAGAGAAAGATGCAGAGGGTGGCGGGGATTTAAAAGCAAAAATTGCAGAAGTATTAAATTTACAGGTATGGCTTGACTATAAATCTAATGATATAAGCAATATAGTAGCTGTTTATTTAGGCTCAAAAAGTTTAAATAGATCTAGGGGAGCCACAGAAGAAGCTAGAATAATAAAAGTTGCAAGGAAGAGCCTAAAAGCAGCTATAAAGAAAAATAAAAATAAAATTAAAGGAAACCCTGCTGCGTGGGGAGGCTCTGATTCTAGAATAGATATTATTACGAAGCAGGTAGTATCGTCTTTTGTAAAAAATTTAAATAAAAAAATTAAGTCAAAAACAATAGATACAAAATTAAAATTATCCAGAAGAAAGACGCAAAAAGAAGAAATATCTGGTAAACGTACTAAATTAAATAAAGCAGAATTGCAGAATGATTTTAAAACTGAGTCAAAAACTTTACCAGTTTCTACCCAAACAAGTGAGCCAGTACTCAATTTAAATGCCTTAAAAGCTGAAATTAACGCCCGACTTTCTATGACTGTAATCAAAAACATGGGCACTCCGGCCCTTGAAAATCGTACAGGAAGATTTGCAAGATCAGTAGAAGTAACAGATGTTATTCCAACTCCAAAGGGATTTCCTTCTATTGGCTATACGTATCAAAAAGGACCATATCAAACCTTTGAGCCAGGTTTTGCACAAGGCTCAACACAGAGAGACCCGCGAATACTTATTAATCGGTCAATTCGAGAAATAGCAAAAGAATTAATTGTAGGAAGATTCTACACGAGGAGAACCTAAATGGCAACGAGAGACTATACAACACGACGTATGGCGATCGTCAAAGCCATTGAAGATAAACTCAAGTTAATAGACGGTAACTCACCCTATCGAACAAATCTTTTTGGAAATGTACTTCCAAGATTAAAGTTCTGGGATGAAGTACAAGACTTTCCGGCAGTCCATGTGAGTGCTGGATCAGAAACCCGCCAATATCAAGGTGGCGGATACAAAGACCGCTTTCTTACTCTAACCATAAGAATTTATGTACAGGAGGAAAACGCAGTCTTTGCTCTAGAGAAATTATTAGAAGACATTGAGACTGTTCTCGAAGCCAATACATGGCTCGAGTATGTCGATCAGGATGGAAATACTCAAAGAACTCAAATGATTTCAATACTGAGTATTGATTCTGATGAAGGGGCCCTAGAGCCTCTTGGTGTCGGCGAAATAATTTGCGAAGTTCGGTATTAAACCAAAGAAGCGAAAGCTTACGGAGACAAGCCAATGGCATTGATTTCACAAAGAAACGCAAAAATGTTTGCAAGACTCGGCGGCAACGGCAGCAGTCCAACACAACTAGGTACTTCACCCGGCTCGGATACTTGGGAAATTCCGGTTCTTGCGGGATTTAGTTTTGGGCAAACAACAAATTCAACGGAAGTAACTGTAAATGAAGCAGGATTTACTTCAAGACGTGCTCGTGTGATGTTTAATGACTCGCTCGCACCCGTAGAGTTTAGCTTTAGCACGTATATTCGTCCAACATCGGGCACAAACCCAAGCACAGCAATAGCGCCAGAACAAGTTCTTTGGGCAATGTTAATGGGTGCGGACTCCTATAACGGAGCAGCTGGAGCTTTTTATAGCAGCACGATGGCTACGAGCGGTGCTTCTCCTCAAGGTGTATCTCCTAGTACGAGCCCTTTTGCATTAAACGCCGTAAATACGATTACGTCTTCTACGGTCAATACTTTTGACTTTAGTGCTTCAAACGTTTCTTACTTTCCTGCAAGTAACTCTGTTATTTTTCAGATTCAGGAAGGAGCTAACTATGAAGTATTTACAGTTGCAAACGCTCAAATTTCTTCAGTAACAATTGACTTTGATATCGAAGGAATTGCGACTGCACAGTGGAGTGGCATGGGTACGTCTATTGCCCGCAGTACTTCTCAGATAACTGGTGCTATTACTACTGGTACGACATCTACGTCTAATTTTATTCGTAATAAGTTGTCGACCATGACGCTTGCTTCATATAATGACCCTGGCAGCCCTTCAGGCGCTACAGATAGCTATAGCATAGTTATTACTGGGGGGAGTTTCACAGTTGAAAATAATATTAACTTTCTGATGCCGGAAGAACTTGGAAAGGTAAACCAAACAATTGGTAATATTACCGGAACGAGAAGTATTTCCGGAACGGTTACATGCTATTATGATACTGATATTAGTGGTAGTAAGTCGGCAGAACTATGGAGTGACCTGATTACTGGATCAAGCGGTGGTGCTACTGGCTCAATTCCAACAATACGAAATGCTCACGCCATGACAATTAATATCGGGGGCTCTACAGGCAATAGACTTAGTCTGATCCTGCCAACTGCGCACCTTGAGATCCCAACAATTAACCCAGATGAGTTGTTTACTCTGGAAGCAAATTTCCATGCCCTACCAGCCTCTGGAAACTTTGATGGCACAAACGAAGCTACGATAGCTTATGGTGTTTAAGACCTAACGAAAAATAATTCTTGACAAAGAACTTGACGTTGGGTATAATACGAAAAGTCGGGGGGAATTTCTCCTCCCGACTTTTTGTGCAATTAAACATTTAATTTTTTATGAAAGAACTTATAGAAAAATATTTGATAGATAATAATATCCCTTTGTATACGCAAAAGGAAAGAAAGAGTTATATTGACGCTATAATATATGGCGTAAATGAAGCAGGAATTAGTCAAGATACTCTTACAAGATTTGCGAAAAAATATTTTCCCGATAAACCAAAACATGTGAGAATAAAAAATTGGATATTGAAGTTGCATGGATTAAAAAGTTGTTTTAATTGCGAAAAAGTACTATCAATAGAAAATTTTAGTGTGTCCTCCTACAATACTAATGGGTTAAGGTATATTTGTAAAGAATGTGACTACCGAGACTATGTAAAACCAACAAAAAATGCAGTAGAGGCTAGGCGCAGGGCAGCAAAATTACAAAGAACTACGGCCTGGTCTGAATTGGAAAGCATAAAAGAATTTTATAAGAATTGCCCTAGTGGGTACCACGTAGATCACATTATACCACTTCAGGGCAAAAATGTTAGTGGTCTACACGTTCTCAGCAACCTTCAGTATTTGCTGGCTTCTGAGAATTTTAAAAAAAGTAATAATTTTAATGTATAGAGGTATATAATGAGATTACAGGATTTAATGTGTGATGTAAAAACAGCTTGGATTGAATTCCCCGGCTGCCCCGGATTTGAAGTAAAAGTAGCAAATCTATCCCGTAAAGAACTTATTGCGCTTCGTAAGCGCTGTGTTCAAACCAAATTCGATCGCAAGACTCGCCAACCAGAAGAAATTCTCAACGAAGAGAAGTTTATTCGTGAGTTCTCAGAAGCAACTATTAAGGACTGGAAGGGTCTTAAACTTAAATATCTTGAGGATCTACTTTTAGTAGATCTTGGAGATAACGACTCCAATACTACTCTTCCCTATGATGCCGATCAGGCAGAAATTCTTGTTCAAAACTCTACTGAATTTGATACTTGGGTAAACGAGGTTGTCTTTGACCTTGCCAATTTTCGTAGAGGAACAGAGAGAACTGCTCTGGCTGAGGATTGAGGAATGGCATAGACATTCCGCTACGGGAATGTCAAAAGAAAGATATATTACAATACAGGAAGAACTTGGTAAAGAGATTGACCCTGAGAAATGCCCTCCCGGCGTTGAAGACTTTCCTGATATCGTAATTGAAGCGCTTAATATTTATGATAGACTAGGAAACCGAGTATACCCTGATGTTGGGTACGTCGGAAAAGATTTCACAAATCTTCCTATTTATCTCAAACTATATCAAATAGATAATGTCGAATTGTTGATGGAGATATTATCTAGGCTTGACGCTCACGCAATTAAAGCTTCTCAGCAAGAAATAAAGCGTGCGTACGACAAATTAAAGAGAAAATAATGGCTGACGGTAAGGTACTTTTAGAAGTAGTCGTAGAAGGCAAAAACGTAAAAGTTGTTCAGCGTCAAGTTGAGCAAGTAACTGATGCCGTCAATGAAAATACTGGTGCTCAAGATAGAAATACAAAAGCCAGTAGAAAAAATGCTCAAGCAGCAAATGAAGCATCAAAAGCCCACGATCATTTTGATAGAGGACTAAAAGGGGCCTCGGGCTCCTCTTCTAATACTACTAAAAACTTCTCAAAAATGCGGGACGCAATGTCGGGATCTTCTGGTCTCGTCGGCGCATACGCTACTCTTGCCGCTAACTTATTCGCCGCCACCGCCGCTTTCGCGGCACTTCAGAGAGCCGCTCAGGTAGAGCAACTAACACAAGGTTTAGTTGCTTTAGGCCAAGCAAGCGGCCTTTCAATGGTATCTCTCTCTAAAGGTTTGCAGGAATCTACTAAGTATTCAATAAGCCTTCAAGATTCCATGCGGCAGGTGGCCCAAATAACCTCGGCTGGATTTGATACCTCCGTAATTGAACGTCTCGGTACTGTCGCAACAAATACAAGCGTTGCACTAGGACGAGATGTACAAGATTCAATGAATCGACTTGTAAAGGGTGCCACAAAACTTGAACCAGAACTTCTTGATGAACTTGGAATCATGGTTCGTATTGACGAAGCAAGCCAAAAATATGCTCAGTCACTGGGTAAAAGTGCTTCTCAACTAACAAATTTCGAAAAGCGCCAAGGATTTATGAATGCTGTTCTTGCAGAAGGAGAACAGAAATTTGGTGCGATTGGCGATAATGTTGATGCTAATCCGTATGATAGGTTAAGTGCAACTCTTCAGGAACTAGGTACTACAATACTTAATTTTTTCAATACTGTACTTGGCCCCGTCGCTGGCTTTTTTGCTGAAAGTAAACTCGCTTTAGCGGGTTTTATCGGAATATTGTCAAAAGGAATAATTTCTCAGGCTCTTCCAGTATTATCGCAGATGGCCAATGCCACAGCTATGTTAGCTGTAAAAACTTCTCAACAAGCAGAAATAGAAAAAGAGGCAGCAGCAGTAGAGGTGCAAGCTAGAAAAGCCAGCATGGCTAGTTTAGAGGGCGTTCTTGGAAAAAGAGGGCAAGCAATAGATACTGCTTTAGAGGAAGCAAATTCTCTTAAGGAGTTGAGCAGAGTTCAAACTACCGTAAATAAATCCATAGCGGCAAGGGTGGCCATAGAAGAGAAAGATATTGCGGCGGGAAGAGTAAGTTCGCAAACAGCCCAACTAGTAGCACTAAGAGCTTATCACGAAGAACTTAAAAAAGTAATAGAAGCGGAAGCTAGAAGAGCTGCACTCGCCTCAGGCGCAAAAGGCCCTGCTCTCGAAGCTAAAACCAGCCTTTTAGTTAAAGGCGCAGAAAGACTTGGCTCTCTCGACGAAGATCCTAGTTTTAAAAACTATAGGGAACAATTTGCAAAGTCTCTTGAAGATGCAAAAGCCTATAGAGAGACTATGCAAAAGGAACTGGGTGGAATAACTTGGGAATCTTTTACAGCACAAGTATCTGGCGCCTTTAGCTCCGCATGGCAATCAATAAAAGATTTTGGAACCTCTACCTCAGCTACTTTTACCGCTTTTAGAGCAAGACTTACTGCAACAGGTACAAGTACAGCTATTACGTTTCAAAGTATGACTGCAGCAGTCCAAAGAGCTGGCGCCGCATTTACATCTTTTGGCAACACCGCAAGAATAGCAATAAAAGGTATATTTACTGCTATACCTTTTATTGGCCAAGTTTTATTTTTTCTAGATCTTCTTATTCAGGGTGTTACTTGGCTATTTAATCTTTTTCGCTCAGACGAAGGAAAGGTGTATGCTGACAGTCTTGATAAGGCCGGCGAGGCTACAAAAGAACTAGCTACAAATTCAAAAGAAGTTAATCTGGCAGTATTGGGAGCTTCTAAATCTATAACTAGTCA